TATCTTCTGGCATAGACTTCCATGATCCCATTGCGTCTTGCACAGTATAGCCGTCGAAGTTAGCATCAAGTACTTCCTGACAGTATAGTTCCCAGTCTAAGTCTGAGACATAGCCTGTGTCGCCTATGTTGCGACCTAATGTTAAGTGGTGTAGCATACTGCGACCTGTGATGTGTGTGATTGATAGTTGTATAAGTTTAAGAACTCTTGTGGTGTAAAGAGTAGTAAACTGATAAGTAGTGATATAGTTAGCATTTTGTCCTCCTATTTATATTATAGCTAAAATTGATTGATAAGTCAATGAGTAAAATTACTCAAATGTTATCTTGTCTCCTGTTGGTTTATATATTTGTACTCTGGTTGTGTACTCGCCTAGCTCTGGATTAAGTAGTGTTGCAGCTATGTCCTGTTCGTCCGTGTAATTGAAGTTACAGTCACGTTGTACGTCCTCGAACTCGTCAGGTGTTAGTATAATCTTGACCTCGTTCTGTGTCTCGTCGTCCTCGCTTGTAGTATAATTGAGACCTATTGCGTCTAGCAGCTCTTGGCAGTCTACGTCTATGTCAATGTATATGTCGTATGTACCATTGGCTCTTGCGTCCTTGCGTGCGTCTATTGTTGATGTCATACTGCGTCCGTCCTTGTGATGTGTGTGAATGAATGTAAAAAATTTGTCTCTATACTTATATTATAGCATCTCAACATGAGACTGTCATGAGATGTGTGGAATCTCTGATGAGTATACTGTGTCGCATGAGACTGATTGTGATGAGAGTGAGAATCATGAGACTCACCCTATTTGTTTATGATATTTATTTGTATTATTATTTGATTTAATAAACTTACTCTTACGATTACAATTAATTGTTGAAGGTAATACTGTATAAGTTACATCTTTACAATTCTCTTCTAAGTGCGTAATCGAATCACTAAGTTGTTTATAATAAGTAGTAGAATGATGATAGAATTTAAAACGTTGATGATTCATAATAATACTAACCTACTTGTAATTGTAATTGATTAACATAATTAACACCGTTAACTTGTAATCCTAGCATTTGTAAACAAATAATATCTTTGTCTGTTAATGTTTTCTTACCAGTTAGAGTCTGAAGTGCGTCTGCTTGGACTGGATCTGTAACGTAATGTAATGTTCTGCCGAAGGCTGTCTTATCTTGTGTCTTAATGTTTGTCATGTCTTGGAATCTCCTTTGCTGTATATACTAATTATAGTAGATTCATCTGAGACTAACATGATATTTGAGCAGTACAACACATCCCATTTGAGTCGCACATGATTGTGAGTCTTAGTCTAATACTGATTGATACAGGTCTAAGACTGAGAAGCCTACAGATGGCGACACATACAACACACGAGTCTATTGCGTCCATGTTGCGTTGATTGTGAACGGTGTACCGCACCTTGACGAGTCTTAGTCTAGGTCTCTGTGATATTCCGTCCTTGTTCCGCTGAGACTCAGCAGACTCCCGAGACGCAATGAGACTGGGCTGCTATATTATTATAAGACCCTATTGGGGTAAATGCGACCTGTGCTGCACGTATAATAGGCTTCCCAAATTTATGTTATTTTTCATCCAGTAAGGATTCTAGATACTGTTTCTTGAGCTGTAATTGCTGTTCTTTGATGTTCTGTAAAGGCCACTTGTTTATGCCTAAGTTATGCTTTATCTTACTCCATTGATCCAGTAATATACGCTCTATAGCTGCGAATATTCTCATGGTTTTAAAGTTAGTGGAGGTCTATTAGAAATATCCAATCAGAGGATATTAGGTTACAGAGGAAGAGTCCACCCTTCTCCTCCCCTGTATAAGTGCGTGATCGACCTAACGCCAGTTATGGTGGTCGTTGTAGTCTTCTAGACCCATGCACTCTTGTCTTTGTTCTAGATTAAGTCCCATTACAAGATGATTTGCACTTGCTTGAGGGTTATCTATGTATTCAGCTAGCATATTAGCAAACTCATCTCTCTTTCTCATAGCTATTTGGTCTGCTGCGGAAATAGATAGGGCATCTGTAAAGTATTTTACGCCTTGAGCTAGACAATCTAGCCTATCGTCGTGCTTTACAGCTCCTTTCTGTCTACACATACGGCTCATTTGGTAAAAGAGCATATATAAGAGCCTACTTTCAGGTGCACTGTCTTTGTTGGAGGTATAGTCCCAATCAATAACAGCCCTGTCAACAACAAGGCGGTGTTGGTTAAGCACAGGCTCAAGACTATCAATGATCCTGTCCTCCTTTCTGACATTTGCCCTAATCTCTTCAATATCAATGTTCTGTTTCGTTTGAATAAGGTGTTTTTTAAATAGTTCACTTACAATTCCATCTCCAAAGTTTGTTTCGATAACCAGCGATGTAACTCCATACTTTTTGCATCCCTTAAGGATGTCAAGCAAGGTAGTATCGCTGTACCCGTCTCTGTATGCTCGCACCTCATGCAAATAGATGATTCCGTTCTTTTGGGATAGATAACAAGCCGCTGTTTCGTCTGTTCCTCTTCCCGAAGGATCGACACTACAAATGGTCTCGTCAAACTCAGCCCACTCTCCCTGCATTTGCATAGGTGAATAGAAATAGTCTCCCGGTAGTCCCACTGTTGGGGCATCTTTGATGACATTGGCTGGATCTGAGCACCATATGATATTCTCGGGTGCAGAATCAGGATTAACGCTAGTAACAATGAGATCAGCCATCTTAAGTGGAAATTTCTCTGCATCTGATAAACTTGTGTCTAATTGAAACTGCAACATGTAGTTTGACCGCCCCATAGAAGCCTCTCTTTCGAGTAGGTCTTCATGGCTAAAGCGATCATCTGTAGGAGCCCAATCTTTTGCTCCATTGTCTATATCTGCCTGTAAGTCAGGAGCTAGTAGTCCTTCGTATTGGGTAATGCCTGTTCCTCTTGGGTATCTGGCTGGCCAAACCAAGGGACGATACGAACGCTCTGCCAACTTACGATAAATAGTAAAAGTAGTCTGAGGAGTCCCGAGATACATAATACGGCTATCGTCTTTCGGCGTAAGGATGGATTCAGCTTCTGTACAGAGTTGTAAAAGTTTTTCACGCATGAACTCCGTCATACTGTTTCCCGGCACTTCTACGTCGTCTAAAATCATCAAGTCTGCCCTGCTTCCAGTAAGCTGCCCTGTAATACCCACACTCTTCACCGAAGGTGCTTGGTGGGGTGAGCAGTTTACGTCGAAGCTGATACGTGACCATCTTGAATCGTCTGATTTTGGTCTTAAAAAAGTTAACCATGGTGTCTCTATAATAAGTTTCTGTAAAAAGATAGACATGTTATCTGCACGTTCTTTAGACGCAGAGATAATCATAATCTTTCTTTCGGGGTCATTAAATAAAGTCCATAGAACAAAAGCACCAGTAATCCAGCTCTTACCAACGCCCCGAAACGCCTGTATTTGTAGTCGCTTGGGACCAGTCTGCAAGTAATCTGCAATCGCATATTGAGCCCTCGTAGGAGGTGGAAGATGTAATTCATGCCACAACGCTTGCAAGAACAACTTAAAGTCTTGCTGTAATAGGGCTAGAGAATTTTTTTCGGTCATTTATCTTTGTTTATTTTCTTTATTATTTTACGTGTAGCCTGTTTTTCACCGGGTCTAGGCTTAAGTATTCCTTTTTGTACTGATTTAGTAACCTGTTTAAATTTAAACAAAGGATTTTCTTTAAAGTAATCCTGTACTTGTTTAATTAACTGACGTTCAAACTCACTAATTTTAATGTTTGCTAACTTACCAGAGCCCCGTTTCTTATTACCTATTAATACATTTAAAAACTCAGCTGCTAGTCCGGGTTCTTTGCGGAATAATAATTCCATCTCCTCTCTAATACCAGCCTTTACTAAATAGTCTCCTATTGTTTCATTAATATCTAGCAAATAATCAACAGCTTTCTCAGGATCAACTCCAGACTTAACAAGATCATCTACTGTTTCCTCAGTCCAGTCTCTTAATTCTGGTCTAACTGCTGTAGATACATCTATATTTTGAGTAACATCTAAGTCAGACGTATCTACACCTAAACCTTCGTATACTCTTTTAACTTCTAAGTCTTGTTTACGAAGTAGTTTTAATATAGACTCTTTAACTGTAGGAGAAAAACCTTTCATTCTTTGAACTGCTAACGGATCGTCGCCCACGTCTTTTTTAGATATGTTACCTATTTGCTCTAATTTAATTTTACCTGTAGCATCTTTACTATAAATACTACGTGCTTCTTCTATAAATATATTATCAGGTCTATCAGCACCAGTCTCAAACTTTTTTAATATGTTATTTATAGAATTTGCATGACCTTTGTTAAATGTAGGTTGCTGTTTAAGTTTTCTAAGACGGTCCTTTAATATTCTTTGTAAATCAACTAGGTTTCTAATTCTTTTGTTAGAAGTAGGCATACCTTTTACAATTCGTGTTGTAGTTGCTTCTGTATTTTTAATTATATTAGATAAGTCAGCTACAGTATATTCAACACCTTCTTGAGCTGATATAGCCTCTGCAAGACCTTGTAAATTTTTAGCTTCAGTTCGTAAGAAATAATCATTTAAAAACTTTTTAGTTTGCTGAATATCTTTAACATCTTTTTTAAATACAGCATTTACAAAAGCAGCCTTTTGTTCATCAGGTTTTAAACCTAGATCTCTCATTTCTCCTATAATTTCAGCTTTAGTAGGTATATACTCAACATCTGTTCTGTCTAGTGTTGGCCGCTTGTTAATTAAACCTTTTCTACTAACTCTGTTTATTTTTTTTATAGGTTTAGCAGCTGCAACAGTGCCTGCTAAATCAAACGAGCTTGTTCTACCTTGCTGCACTCTAGCTCGTAAATCTCTGAATATACCAGTAACTCTTGGGTCTGCAAGATCAGCAGCTTTGGCAAATCCAGCTCCAAGTACACCACCAGCTCCAACTCCTAGTCCAAACTCCTGAGCTGTAGGCAATCTGCCTTCATCTACAGCAGCTATACTGGTAGTTTCTATCGCACCAGATACAGCACCTGTACCAGCAGCTCTAGTTATCCTACCAGCTTTAGTTATAGCTTTACCTTGTGCTAAACCGGGTATCTGACTAGCCGCAGCTGATCCTAATACTTCACCAAAACTAAACTTACCACCACGTATACCTTGTGCTATAGTGTTAATAAGAGCAGATCCGACAGCTTGAGTCCCCGGCACGAGTGTTAGTGCATCTAGTAAACTGTTAGCTCCTACTTCAAAAGCTAAACCAGCACCTACTCGAGCCAAATTACGTGACTCAAGTGGTAGTTCTAGCTGTTCATCATTATCATCAGTACGTTTTCTACGTATCTCTTCATTACCTTTAGTAACTTCATCGTAGACCTGTTGGTTTTCAGCATCATACTGTTCTTGTGCTTCTCTTAGTTCCTTTTCAGTCGGATCTAGTTCTTCTTCTTCATTCATCTAATGTGTGATAAAATAGTTTGTTCTCTATCAGTAATGCCAAATGTCGACCTCATCCAGTCCCTCCAGTTTTTACTACCTTTTTCCTGATTGCATCTCCTACACGACGGTACAACATTTGTTGCCACATCTTCTCCGCCCCTACATTTTGGACGTACGTGGTCGATGGTGAGTTTTTGTAAATCATAAGTTTCTCCGCAATAAACACATGTACAGTTGAAGTGCTCTTTGATGGCTCTTCGCCAGAGCCTTTTAGAATCTGAACTTGTCATGGTTATTAAATTGTGTAAATAGTGATCAGGGTTAGGTAGTAATGGGGTCATTTTTTAGTTCTGCTTTTTCTGTTAATAGATGGCTTTTGTTTTCTGCCTTTGGTTTTACTACCCTTATAATGGGCGGCATCCATTCCGTCACGGTTGCCATATGTTCCAAGTTTTCTATTAAGTTTGTTTGCATTGACTCGTATTGCTAGACCTTTAGGTGTTTTGTTGTATCTTTTTTGCTGCTTACGCCTTTTAGCGGCAGCCTTTGGATTCTTCTTATAGTAATCAGAAGTTTTTGCCATATACTTTCCTCTTAACGAGTGAAGGGTCAACAGTAGGTAGAAGTTTATTGAGTTTGTCTAAAGGACTACCATCGTAGGCAACACCTGTAATATCGTTGGTTTTTAGCCAATCGCAAGCTGCTTTCAGATCTTGTGTAGTCGCTTCTCCACTCTTTATTCTATGTAAAAAGTCCTCTGTAACAAGATAGTGTAGCTCATTAAAGGTTTCTTCTGTTGCTTTTCTAGGTAGTTTCTTTAGCTCGTCCATTATTCTCCTAATAAGTTCTTCTTAACTAGCTCAACTAGCTTGTCATCAACAGTGTTATCTGTAGATTTTGCATATGCCTCTAGTAATTTGACTATCAGTTCTTTAACTGCTGTAGTTTTAATAAAGGCAAACAAGATTGGTTTAACTAATGTGATCATGATTCAGTGGTTGTAGTGGTTTTTTTTGCAGCTGCTTTCTTTTTCTTAGTTGCAGCTTTTTTTGCAGCTTCTTCACGTTCTGCTAGTATTCTTGATAGTGTACTCATTTAAAATAATCCAAATTTCTTTTTAGGTTTAGGTGGTTGTAAAGATGATATAGGTACAATGTCTTGGCATACTTTAGCCATCGTTGTATTAGGTCTATATGTAAACCCTTTACGTTGTAGATCTGCACATTTGCCAGCTCTTGTAAGCTCATGCTGAAGTTTCATTGTATCATACTGTATCTTTGCCATTTCTTTGCATTGTTTATAGCCAGACTTATCTAGAGGAACCATAAAGTTAATCTGGAATCCCCAGTTTTCTGCTAGTGTGTAACTACTAGGCTGCATAAACTCATCGAGTGGTTTAGTATGATTGCCCATATAAAAAGGCTGGAATGTCATTGTACTTCCATTACAGCTTATATTAGGACCATAATACTGTCTACTCTGAGCTCCGTTGTTTTGGAACTGTACAGCTTGGTTAGTTACGTTACCAGTAGCAGCAGCTACAGGGTTACTATTATTATTTGTATCTCCTTCTGCAAATACAGGTGTACTTATTGAGAGAAAATAGAATAAGTAGATGTAACAGCGTCTGTAGTTATTGTTCTGTCTATGTCTATTGTTTCGATTGTACCGGCGGCTCTGCTGGTTGCTGTAAAGTTCCAGTCCAGTGAATTGTCCGTTGGAGTGTACACTGTTGAAGCGTCTCCTATTCCACCGTCTCCAGTTACAGTGACGTTTGTACCACTGTAAGATTCGGTTGCCGCACCGATTACATCGTGAGTTATAGTTTCTGTTATTACTTGGTTTGTTGTTGTCGTTGACTGCATCGACCCTGTTGTAAACTGAGGCGTGACAGTATTTGCTCTCGCTACTGCGGGTGACAACAGTGCTAAGAGAAGAATCCATGTTTTCATTATTTTGGTTTAGTAGGTTCTTTCTTATCGGATTTCTTACCATTTCCTGTGGACAAGCCGAATGTAGCTAGGGCTCCTGTAAAAATCGAAGCGACGAAAGTTATATCGCCTGCCGTAGCTGACTTCTTAACCATTGGCAGCTCAACATAGCTTAATGTAATAATAAACCCTGACCAGATTACAACACCTAGACGCACTGCTGCACCTAGTACTTGCATCTGTTCATCATGGTCATCTACATTTTCTTTGAGCTTGGTGAAGATTCCTTTTTTCTCTGGCGGTTTTGTTTCCATTTATTTATTTTACCTTGTAGGAACTTCTGTAATCGTTTTTTAATTTGTTCTATAATCGGCTGTGCTACAGTTGTAGCTGCTACTGCTGTAACAGCTGCTACGGTTGTGGTAACTAACACATCAGCCGGTGGTATAGGTATAGGTGGTAAAGGTGGTAAGTTTAATTTTGGAGCTGGAGGTGTCTCTGTCTGTACTGGTTTAGTATCCTCTGGTTCTCTAAGATCACTCGGAGGTACAACCATTGGTACATAGTAAGGCACTTCAGCTTTAGGTAAAGGTATATCTACTGTGTCTACTTCAAATACTGGTATGTCAATGGTGGGTATTTCCACTAGCTCTTAGGATATTTGTCCTTAACAGCTTTAATTGCTGTAGCAAATGCTCCTGATGTAGTTATTGTACCAGCTACAATGTCTTTATATAGAGAATCTAATTGTTCTTTAAGTTGTGGATACTCATTTGCTCTTTTCCATTGATATGCTAATGATATATCAGTTTCTATTTGACTTACTGCTGCTGTTTTAATTGCATCTTCAGTCGGTATAGCTGTACTACTCGTCCAACTAGCTTTTAGTGTTTCATAGTTAAAAGGATTAGCACCTTCTTTGTCTATTCCTAGTTTTACTAAACCACGATTTAATACATAAGTTGTTGTGTAAGTACTACTTACTGAATTTACAGTTAAATCATAAAAATTTTCAAGTGATGTGTCTTTTGAATGTGTCATAGTATTTATGATGATGATGATACTTTTTGCAATACTGCTGTAAAAACACAGTTATACATGCTTATATTTCCTAAGTCATAATTAGGAACTAACCTAGCAGTAGAAGTTCCCCAACTACTATTACCTCCGTCATTAGTAAATCTCCAATTATAAGTTTTACCACTATATAAATATGCCATTTGACCTTGGAAGGATGATGAACCATCGCCTTCAGCATATTGAATATCAGTAGACATTAATGCTGTTCTTACAGAACCGTTATTATAACCTTCAGCAGGTTTATTATCAGAATCATTGTATATATAAGGGGCACGATAATGTGCGGCTTGGTGTAAAGCTATATGGCACGAATACATATATGACCCTGTAGAATTAACTTCAAAATTATTACTACCGGGGTTGTTTAAAATATTTCCATGATCTTGTACAAAATTAAAGTTTAATTGATGATTACTTGCATTTCCACCCATACCTGATACACCAGCATAATCTGAAAAGGTTCCTCCACTTGTATGCTCGTACTTAAATACTGCAAACTTATTAAGATCAGATTCTACAGTACCAAATGATACTGCTGATCCATTAGTTGTTAAAAACTTACCAGCTTGACCTGATTGGCTAGGTAATCTATCTGGTACACCTTGAGCTACTAAGTTCCAAGAACCATGTACTGTTCCAGCACTAGCTGGTGCGTTACCTGTGCTATTAGTAACACAAATATATGTAGAAGTGTTTTGTAAACCTCCTACTGTGTCTGTATAGGCTACAAGATCGTCAACTGTATATGCAGTTCCGTTGTTGTAAGTACCTCGCCAGACTTGTTTGATTTTTCCTAAATCTATTGTTGCCATTTTAAATTGTTGCGATTAGTTTTCCGTCTGTGTTTAAGCTAAAGGTAAATCCTGTAGCTGCATAAATAACATCTTCAAATGCTGCATAAGCTGCACCAGAGATGTTATCTGCACCACCGTTTGTAGTAGTGACTATTAAGTTAGATCCAGATGTATTAAATCCATACACTTCTGGAGAGGACGCTTGTGCCCAAGTTAACTGGTCACTATTGTCTTTGTACTGAAGGAATGTACCAGCACTAGGTGCATTACTTACATCCAGTTTTACTTCAGCTATTGTGTCGTCAGCTAGTTTACTACCAGCTATAGCAGCATTAGATGCTACTGACGCATTTACTATTGCATTATTTGCTATCTTATCTGAGGTAACTGCATTATTAACTAACTTAGCATTTGTTATTGCATTATCAGCTAATTTTGTACCAGCTATATTTGCAGCCGAATGAATGTCGGCGTTAACGATTTCATTATCTTTAACACCGGCTGAATTTACTTTTGTTAATGCCATTTATATACCAAATTTAGTTTTTGCGTATGATGAAAACCTTGCTAGTTCAGCATCAGTAACTCTAATATCTTTATAGTATGCAATTTCAGCTATTGTTCCACTCCACTCATGGTTAGAAGATGTAGTGTTAAAAAAATTACCAATAGCTAATCTTGTATAGTTATTTGTAGGTAAACTTGAAGGTGCACTGCTTGCAGTAGCTATATTTGTAAAAGTACTTTGTCCAGATTCTTGCCATTTATATTCTGAATTTGTACCATTTGCGTTCATACGAAAACAGAAAATACCTTTTTTTGGAAAATTAGAATTTTGATTATATCCACTAATGCCTCCAACTTGTTCTCCATATGAGTTACTCCAAGTATGATCTCCAGCTAAATCTACTGACCATGAGCCATCTGTAGTATTGTTATATACTTGAACAAACATACCATCACCAAGACCTGTTCCACTATTATGGTCAGTTTTTTCTATAACCATTATTACACTCCATGCCATGTCAGCACCACCCCAATAATCACCAGAAGCAGTCTGTAACATTCCAAAGTTACTATCCGCACCTTGGTTAAAGTCAATAGTTTTTTGGTTATTAAAACCTGAGTCAGTAGCATTATAAGTTAAATGATCTGTATGACCAGCTCCAAAGTCTGCACCACCAACTTCAGCGACCCAAGAAGTCTTAGAAGCGATACCTTCACTCTTCCACCAATGAGTAGCTGTATTATCAACATCCCATGCTTTAGTCTGGTTTATAGTATTCCAATTAGCACCATCCCAAAACTCTAATTCACCTAACGTAGTGTTATAACGAAGAGAATAATTTGGAGGTGAACCAGCTCTTTGTGCAGTTGTACCAGATGGTAATACTACATGTTTATTAGAGCTTAAGGTTAGTTCATTAGGTACAGCAATTGTGCCATCTGAACTAAGTGTAACTCCATCGCTACTAGCGTTTGCGTTACGTATTGCGTTTGTTTTTAATGTGCTCATAATTAAGTTTTCATTATAAATACGAGAGCAAAGAAAGGAGGTATTACAGTAACTGGGTGTCCATGACCTCTATTATTAACTCCAAGTGCGTTACCACCTACAAAGTTTTGTGCAGTACCAAAAGCGTTACCAGCACCAGAAGTAACAGAAGATGCACCACCTGTCTGTTCTAATGAACCAGCTATATTAGTTTTTGCAACACCGCTATCATCTTGTTTTGCACCGATAATATACCTGTCTCGTAAATCAGGTGTACCATTACTTCCGTCACACATTACCCATCCACTAGGAATAGAAGCAACTGTGCTGTTCCACATAATAATTGCACCAGCTGGTACTCCTTGGACAGTAGAAAAACCTAATTGACCACTTCCATTTGTACCTAAATATTGTCCGTTAGTTCCGTCAGCTACAGGTAACTTAAGTGTTATATCTGCACTACTTGTTGTTTGAGTTGGAGCGTCTAATGCAACTGACCCTCCAGACTGTGCGTTTAATTTTAT